CAACCTGCTGATCCAGTAGAGAAATTAGAACTTTCGATAGTGTCTGTAATTTGAAAAGCACCGTTTACAGTTCCGTATTTAATAGCGGTAACAGTGCCACTTACATTTGCTTCAACAGTGTAGCCAACAGTCCATTCTTTTTCTACAAAACTAGTATTGCTTACAGTAGTTTGACTGTGTGACCATCCAGTAGGCGGTGTCGAGAAGTTACCACCGCTTACACTAAAAGTCCCAGTGTTATTTGTTGGGGCGCTAGGCGCAGCCGCCTGTAGTGTTGAGTAATATAAGATACCAGAGTAGACGCTTGTGTCAGTATCAACACCGCTAGCTGCTGCATCGGTTGTTGCGTTTGCTGTGACTAAAGTGCTTTTATTACCAGTAAAATCTACAGCTTCAATCCAGTAGTAATACTGTGTATTTACCGCTAATGCAGTGTCAGTAAACTTATCTGCAAAGGCAAAGGCAATTGGATTTGTAGGCTGACTGTTACTAGTTGCCCTGTAGATATTGTATCCCTTGAGATCGTATAGAGCACCTCCACCAACCTGTGTTGTAGGTGCAGTCCAATCTAAGGTGATAAGCTTTGCTCCCCCTGTAGCGGATAATGAGCTAGCAGGGCTTGGTGCTGTAGTATCTCCACCGTGAGTATAAGCAGTAGCAGATACAAATGACCCTCTTACATCAGCTACTGTAACGCCTCTAATTCTAACATTATACTGCGTACCCACTTCTAGTGGTCCTATTACAGCAGAACTTTCATCAGCCTCTATCTCAGACCTCTGATAAGATGTTTCGGTAGTAGGCTTCCACTCTATCTCGTAGTGATTAAGGAACTTGTTTGTAGCCTTAGTCCATTGTACAAGAGCCTGACCTACAAATGTACCATCTGTCTGTACAGTACCCTTATCAGTAACTGTCACGTTAGACGGAGTTAGACCACTTGTAGAGCTACCTAAAGTGCTGTTGTTAGCTGCAAGAGCACTCTCTTCCGCTGACCAATTATATACGGCAGACGAAGTCTCTCTTAGCACTAAGTGTACTTTTAGATCACCTGCATCTTGTCCGTTGTATAACTTCCAAGATATTACTTCAAACTCTTTAGCACTCCAACCATACCTAGCCACAGTAAGGGCTATAGTATCTCCACACTCTACTTCTAGAGCTTCTAAGCTAAAGTCTGCAGAGACTATCATTTGCTCGCGTGATCTAAACAAGGTTAACTTAGCGAGTCTTTGAGCAGCTCTGTGGGATGTTGTAAGGGGCAGTGGAAAATCAAGAGCGTTTTCTAAACCTGCATCCTCTGCTATGAAGGTAGTAGATCGTTTCTCAGGGTACTCTGTTACAAGATAGTCTTGAGTAGCGTCATTAAAAACACCTCTAACGATGTTAAAGTTATCCCTAGTACTAGCCTTGGTGTCTAAGTTAATTTCACTCCTAAGATCATCTAGGGTAAAAGTCTTAACAGAAGACGTATACTCTCCTACCTTTAAATGCCATTCACCCTGACCCCAAAATAATGTACCTGCACAAGCAGCCATCATATCAGAGAGAATATCTCTTGGAGTTCTACTTAAGTTTATAACACCGTTTATTTCATATCTTTTCTCAGTACCACTACCACTAAGGTTTACATTCTCATCACAAGTATTAGCTGCTGCACTAAAGCTAGCAGAACCTACATATGCGGAATTAGATAAGCCATAGTTTTCTGATAAGTAGTCTTGTATACATAAGGCAGCGTTTGCACTAAAAGCAGTGCTGCTATTTCTAGGGTCAAGAACTTTCTTACCTTGAACAACGGCAGTAATCTGAGGTATGCCCTCTGCAAATACATCTTGATCATACTCTAATCTTACATAGAGGCAGGCTACACCTTCACCCTTGAAGTTAGTATGTTCGTTGTTTGAAGGAGCACTGCCATCTACTTGCCAACTAGGACCATCAGACATACCACTCATATCAGAATAGATATTTTGATTGGCAGCACCAAGAAACTTTCTTATGTATATCTTATTAGACCAATCGCCACCTACTAGATAGGTGCTATTGTCATAATCACTTGCGGCAGAGACGTTTACATCGTTTACGTATATGTCTCCTATTGCATTTACCTCATGTCCTGCAAGGCATATAAACATGTGCAAGAACTTGTTTGTCTCTCCTGTAGACTCCATGTAAGTAATTGTACCACCCTTACGAACAGTACCGTATACAAGTTGTTGAGGAGCAGCAGCATCTCTAGTGTTTGCTAACAGTCCACCTGTTCCAGACATATCAGGTTTAGGCATAAGGGCATTTACAGCCCAACTAACTATAGGAGTTATGACGATAGCGCCTAAGAGAGTAGCCGCAAAGCTGCCTTGCGCAATACTAAGACCTAGCTGTTGTATTATCATATTACCGACAACAGTTGCCCTTGGTATTTTGTCCCAAGAGTGCCAATGTTGCACAGTAAGATCACCTAAAGTATACTTACTCATACTCTAATCCAAGCGTTTGTGATAAAGTCTATTTGCAAAGTAATCAAACCCTTTTCGCTCATAAATAAAGCTTTAGTACCTACACCAATACCTAAAGCTTCTCCTATGATCCATCTTCTTGTCTTGTCAGTTGTAACTAAAGCACCTCTTGGCGGTACGTAGTCTATTCTTTTTAGCTTTGTGTCTATGGCTTCTACTAATGTTTTAGCCTTAAAGACTTTACGTAGCTCGTCTCTCTTGAGATACATACCACCTTTTATGTACTTGCCGATCCAGTCATCAGCCCAACCTTGTCCGTACATTGCTTGATAGGCTTTGTTAGTAAACATAAAGCAATCATTAGTATGCCACTGAAAGTTGTCGTCTTTAACCTTAGCTATGTAAGCGTTTAGTTTTTCTATATCAGGTGTCATCTTCGTTTAGTGATCTTCCCCAAGGTATTTTCTTATCTTGCAGAGGAGTTACCCAATCAAAGAAGGTGTCGGAACCTGTTCGACTGTTTGTTACTCTAACTGCTGCATGACTCTCTGAAGTGTAACGCCTAGTACTAGCTCTCTCTAAGACTATAAGTCTACTCTCTAACGAGAGGGATATACTAGTAGTTTCTCCACTATCTGATATGCTCATCTGATCCATAAAACCAGAGAAAGCCTCTAAGTGATTTGTACCTATACCCCAGTATATTCTAGCTAGTCTTCCTTGATAGTTAGATGTAAGTGCCAAGGTTACTATACTACTATCTAGACCACTGAGAGTTACAGTTGCTCCCTTAGAGCTCAGGTCAGACACTTCTTCTAAACCGCTTATAGTAAGTAGACTACCTGAGCCTGTATAGGTGTTACTCTCTAAAGTCTTATCACCATAGCCAGTCCACAATCTTATTGCGTTTTGACTAGAGTAACCACTTTGATCCCACCTAGTGCCATCATTATCATCAAACAACATCTCTACAGCAGTAAATAAATCTATCTGTGGATTATCAAGAGTTGTAAGTAAGGCTCCAGGTACTGTCCGAGTCATAGTGCTTCTATTGCTCCGAAGGTAATGCCATAGAAACTGGCTTCATTTATTGACCAAGCCTGCTCATTAGATGCTAATCTAAATACACCAGAAGGACTAGTTAGATCAGCACTGGCTGAAGATACTGTTGATCTTAAGGCAGGCCATATTTCTAGGTCTACTGCAGAACCTGATCCTGAGTAGTCCTCTATAACTTTGTGTAGCTTACTAGTAGAGCCAGAGCCTAGCTGAATGTAATCTCCTGCTTTTAACGTAGCTCCGTTAGCGGTAGTACAATCTACTGTACGATCTCCTAGAGATCCCGTGATAGTAGCAGCAGTTGCTGTGCCTTGTGGACTTAGTGCAGCAGGATCATTAAGTAGAAAAGTACCGTACTGACCTCTTAGGCTCATCAGAAAAGATATCCAAGACTCTGCTTTATCTCTGTGCATAGGTGGTAAGGAGATGTCAGCTTGCCATGTTTCTCCAGAGTAAGCATGAGCTTGTCCTGCAAACGTAAACGGAGATTGACTGTAAGCTACTGCATTTATAGCCCTAAGTTCTATCTGAGCTATACCTGTTACTGTCGGTAAAGGTAGAGGGTAACTTATAGCCATTATGAGAACGTCCTTCCGTATGAACCACCACGTCGTTTAGCGTCTGATACTGCTGCCTTAGATGCTTCTGCTATCTGTGGCATAAGTGATTTAA